TCAGCACTGCGCTCAGCACGCTTACAACGCCAGCGCCAAAGCCAGCCCATTCTCCAGGTGTCATGCTTCATCTGCACCGATGCCATAAGCACTGTCGGATTTGTCTAAAGCCCTAGCTGCTGGACCTGCGAGCGCTGATATAATTACAGCTAATACAGGATCTAAACCTAATTCATTACTGGCTAAGAATGCTAAGAATGATACTAATACGCCACGTGCGTAGGACTTTAGTACAGCCTTTTGTTTTTCACTTATCTTCATATCTTGCCTCCTATTAGTGGTATGTCAAACGGTCTGCCGTCTGTGTCTCCTGCTTTAGTAAAACTAATGTGCATGTGTGATGTGTGCGGGTTGCCCTTAAATCTGCGCCATTTATAGTTTAGGAGTTTAGAAGCGATGTGGTGCTGGAAGATGACGTATGATAAACGTTTATCGGTTTTCGCACACTGCTTGATCTGGTCAGCCAGATAAGCTGCGATCCCCTCTGGCTCACCCAAGCGAGAATCAATATCAATGGCTCTGACCCACCCTTGCTCATCTGGATTATGATCTGATTTTCTGGTGGCATGGCGACTATCGCCCACCCACCCATCACTGGCAGTACGCCTAACTGGAAACCAAGTATCAATTTGATCTCTTAACTGCACACCTGCTGCACATAGTTTGGGTCGCATTAGCCTACAAGTAGAGCAGCTTCCTCAACTGTGATGCCGAGTTTGTCAAGCAACTCAGCCTTAGCTGTTGCCTTGATAGCAGCCTCAACCTTTTTGGCCTTTACCTCAGCCTCATACGCTTTAGCATCTGCTTCTCTTTGAGCAATTTCTTCGGCAGTCAATTCCACCTCAGTTTGCTCTCCAGTTTCGCAGTTGATTATTAGTTTAGTTGGCATTGTTTCTCCTTATGTTTTAGATATTCCGTATAAGTAAAAGGTTGAGTTAGCGACAAAACTACCAGCACTATCTAAAGTTAAAGTTATTGAACTAATTGCGGCTGTATCACTCCATAAACCAGCATATAGTTCTATATAAGATAAAGTTGCGTTGTTTTCTTGGGTTGAATCAAGTGAATACGATTTAAAATTTGCTGAAGTATAATTAGGAATATAGATTTCATCATTGGTAAAAGTGTTGGAAGTATAACTGGTTGGTATGCTCACTCCAGCCCTTCTCCCATCAGTTCCAGAACTCGGTGTTCCCGATCCAGCACCTTGCAAATAGATACCAGTAAAATTAGAAGTATTACTATTAAAGGCTATGCGAACGGCAACTGAATTTACCAAATCACATCTAGTAGAATTAACTAATTTTAAGTCTGTATAAGTTTGTGGAATTGCGCTAAAGGTAATAGTAGCGGTAGTGCTTCCCAAAGATTTAGCCTCTATTAAAGTATATGTATTTGCCATTATGCCGCCGCTATTCCGTAGAGTGTGAAGGTTGAGCCAGTAATAAAGTTAATGCCTGAATCAGAGATTACTTTTACCTCGTTAATTGCACTCGTTGAACGCCATAATCCAACAGTTGCTAACAATTCTACGCTTGCCGCATCTGTTCTAGCCAAAATAGTTTTGTATGTTGTAGAGTTTGAGTAATTCATTATATTTATTCTTGCAACGCTTTGAGATGTAGAAAATGTGCCCGTTCCAATTTGTATGGCGTTGCTACCTCTAGCCGAACCTGCCACCGAACCAGTACCATAAAGAACCGTACGGGAATAATTGCTTCCAGTATCAGCGTTAAATTGTAAATTTACTCCAGTTGTACTGCTTGAAGCAGCACCAACAACAATTAAATATAAATCTGTATAACTTGCAGTAATTGAACTAAAGGTAACTGTATTTGTAGCACTACCTAAAGTAGTGGTTGCTATGGGTGTATATGTTGAACCAGCAGCCATTGTTATACTCCTTTAATTCCGTATAGGGCGAATTGTGTGAATTCAGCATAATTAAATGCAGATGGTGTTGTTAATTTTATTGAGGTAATGGCGTTTGTATTCATCCATAAACCTGATTCCAAATGTACATAGCCACTACCATTACTATCGTGTCCAGATAGAGACCGCACAGTTTTATATTTGTTAGTATTTTTGTAATCTAAAATGTCAATTACACCTGCACCAAAAATGTTAGCACCTGTTGGCATACCACTATTTCGTTCAATCGGGATATTAGTCCTACTAGCGGCAGCATTAGCAGACGCAGTTGCGCCATCTCCATATAATGCGTGGCAAGCATAGTTATTTCCAGTATCGCCATTAAAGCGAATTATTATAGCTTCACCGCTAGCCTGACGAAACAATCCTCGTATTTGTAAATGCGTATAACTACTAGATATTGAAGTAAAATCAATGCTTGAACTACCGCCTGAACCTACTGTAACTGTTGCAATAGATTCGTAACTATTAGTGCTTGGAGTTACCCCAACGCTTAAAGTGCCAGCAATTATGTTAAGCAATTCCGCCTACCACATACCAAGCGTTAGCAGCTGTCTTGATGCATACTGCGGTTTTGTATTGAGCTAAGGTCGGTGATGCTGCTACTGCGCCAGCACTTAGTATTGTTGTAGTTCCAGGAGTTACTGCGCTTATTGTTACTGCGCCAACGCCAATACTTAATACTGTGATGACTGTGCCTATAGGGAAGTTGTATGTTGCATCAACAGGTAACTTGAATGCTATTGCTGTTGCTTTATTCATTTGTACAAGCTGTTGGTACTCATCACCACTAGCAGCTGTGTAATCTGCTGTCTTAGCAACTTGCACTGCAAAGGCTGGTAAACCGTTGAAAATTGTACTGGTAAGCACGTCACCAGTAACTACTGGAAAAGTTGGCATTTATATCTCCTTAATAAGATAATACGCTTTGATCTATGACACCGTAATCTACGTTGCCTATTATAAACCCATCTATGACAGGTTCTAGCGTTGTAAACACCACCTTGAAGCTGTTGGGTGTAATGGTGTTGGCTACGCCAAATATCTGCAAAGTATCTTCTAGTAGTGAGCCACCTGGCTGTGTCGTAGATACTGTTATTGGGTCAAAAAACTCTAGGCTTAAAGCGGCTACTATGCCGCTGTCGTAATTAGGCGTGTATAGGTCTAGCTCTATAGCATCGCATCTAATAGAAGTTTCTTGCCTACTAGCGACATAAGCCCTTGCATAATCTAGGGCTACCGCATCCGTTTGCATAAGTAAATCCTGCTGGTTAAAGCTGTGTATAAAATACTTAGCAATACTTGCTGCGTTAGTAGCTGTCTGCGCTGTGCCACCTGACCTAGTTACTGTGGCTGAGTTAAATATAAGATCATCGTTCAGTAGCCATTTTGCATTGGCATATCTGATACCTGCACCTGCATCTTCAAATACTGTAGGTGTATCACCTATTGAGGATACGGCTGTAGCACGATCCTTAAATACAAAATCGCCATCAGCATTTACAAAGAATGCACCATACTCTGAGTCGGCTACCGTCTGCATAGCATTTAAGGATGTGCGTGCTGTGCCAGGATCAGCTTGTAATGTTGTCTGTCCTGCATCTACGTCACGAGCAGTTGCTGGCCAACTAATCTGATCTAATATTTCGTTAATACGTGTGCCTGATAAGTCACCTGCTGTCGCACCAGTAACTGTACTTATCTGTGCATTTTGCGCTAGGCGCATGGCATCAATACCTGAGATAGTAGTGTAGGCAACTTCTGTAGCATCTTTAGGTTGTGTATTTACGTAAGATGTAATAAAGCCTGAGAATATAGGATAAGTAATGTTAAGATGTGTAGCAGTGATCTGCACCTTCTTCATCGGTGTAAGCAAACCGTAGTAAGGCCCTGTAGCGTTAGTAGGGTTGAAGTCGCCATTTTGATCTACGATGCGTAGCGTAATTGTGCCTGTTTGGAATTGATCTGCTAAAGCACTACGGCCTGACTGTGTTTGTATGTAATTTACTTGATTCGATACATCGACAATAACAGCTACAGCATCGGCAAAAACGTTTACACCGATCTTACCTATATCTATCTGCATAGCCTGAACCGTTGATGGCCCAGTGCTTAGGTTCAAAATTACATTAACTGTAGGTACTGGCATTAGGTTAGGCTTCCTGCAGGTACTAACTTGTTGCCGTATTTTAGATTCACTCTAACTGTGTCAGCTATAAGGCTAGTTAATTCGCCTTCGCTTACTATTGTGCCAGCGTTTACAGGCACGTTAATTATTGTAGTAGATGAGTTGCTGCCGCTAGTTGTTCCAGGTTGTACTATAAACTCACTATCTGGTGCTATTTGATTTAGACCACGTGGTGTTTTATTGCCCTCAGCAGTAAATAGAGGGTTAGGTCTGTTGGCCAATATATCTAAGAATGTAGAGGCAGTAATAAGAGATTTAGATAGTTTCTCGGCAGCCATAGCGCCCTCTAATTCAGCATTGTACTTCTTAGCCAGTGCTTCATTATTATCTAATATAGCAAGCTGCGCCCTAATACGTAATTTAGTCTCTTCATCGGTTGCAGCGTTAAGTGCTGCAGTTAGGCCTATGCGCTCTAGGTCAAACTTGTCTCTAAGTTTATCTACCTCGGTTTTTTTCTTTAATTGATCGTTTTCTGCCTTGCGTAAATTAACACCATTCTTAATAGCAGCAGCTTCTAGTTTGCGCACTTGTGCTGCAATACGACCTGCACTGCGTTGCTGATTAGCAGGTAACTGTTGCGCTGGTGCTGGCCCAGCTGCTCTACTAAGTGCGCCAAATACGCTAGTAAATTTAATTACATCTAACACCTGACTTATGCCAGGAGTGTTGGCTACTGTTTTTAACGCACCAGCTACTTGACCTAAACCTCTTATTACAGTAGCAATACTTTCTGCAAAGTTTTCCATAGATTTAGTTAATTCTTCTATGCTGTTATCATCACCTAAAGATGCGAGGGCATCTACTAAACTTTTACCTATAATTTCACTTGCATCGGCAGATGCTACTTTTATTAAATCTAATTTACCTGCGTAGGTAGTTAATCTTGCTGCTGACTGACCTGTAAATTTAGTGTTTAGTTCGGCTAGTATTGCATCCATGTCGCCAGCTTTGAGTGTGGCCTTACTTATACCTGCGCCTAGTCTGCTAAGGCCTGCAGTATTACCTGAGAAGCCACGTGTTAATGCTGCGCTAACTTCGGTAAGTGATTTACCTGTGGCTGCGCTTATGTTAAGTGCTACACCTAATGCTTCT